AATTTAATGGTATTCCAATAGTTGAAATGCCTATCGATGCAGCTATTGACGCTTACGACTTCGGTTATCCTCACAGGGCAATTTTAACAGTACCCGAAAACATTGCGCCAATTTTATCCACAGCAGGAAACTTTGCAGAAAGTGCCTTATGGTGGAATAAAGACGAGAACGAAAACAGAGCCAGAGTTCAGCTTTCAGTTGGAGGCGATTATTGGTTACCAGAACTAACAGTTGTAGCATATTAAATTATGAAACTGAAAAAAGAAAATTTGACTATGAAACTATTTCACCCAACTAAGGGTGAGATAGATTTTAGTACAGCAGATTATAAAACCTTACTTGCGTTGAGCAAAACAAAAGGGTATGAACATCTATTTGAGAAACCAATAAAAAAGAAATAAAATGGCAATAGCAAACTATGCAAAGACTTGCACAACAAATATTCCAGGTAATCAAAACCTGTTTTTTCTGGAAGTGGCGAGCGTTGCAACGGTAACAGTAACAGCATTGGAGGTGGCAGCGATTACATTCGTAGCGGAGGCAACTTTCCATGAATTTGATGCTGATATTGATTCTATTAAGTTAACAATGGAGGGTGCGGGCGGAAGTTCGTTTTTCCAGAATAACAAAATTGAATCAAAATTCAGTAAGATGACCAAAACACTTGTAACAGCAAAACAATCACTTGTGAACGCTGCGACTTGTGGAGCGGTAGCAATTGTATTGGACGGCAATTCACAGGCTTGGCTTGTAGGGTGGAACGGTACAGAATTAGGCAAACGACCTCTGAACAAAATCACTACCAACTTTGACAGTGGGGTAAAACCATCTGACGAGGATACAAGTGCTTACACAATCACTTTAGAGGGCGAAACGGGTTACGACCCAGTACCTTTCAACACAACAACAAACGCTGCAATAGTAGCGGGAACATCAGCATTAATAACTTGGAACTCATGACATATATTGTAAAGAGTGGCAAAGCAAAAGACACAGTTGTTTATTTTCCTAATCAACGAAAAAAGATTATATTGGAAAATGCAACTCAGCAGGAGTTGAAATTACTTTTTGACATGAAGCATCCATTCATCGAGGAAAAAAAGAAATAGAGTGTTTTAGTTAATTCAGAAAAGGAGGGAAAGGGGGGTGGAATGTCCCCCTTTTTTAGTAACATGAAAGAAATAATTATACAAAATAAAGCTATTGATTTTCTTACTCCGCAGGTTATAACACCTTTTACGGGCGAGTGGTTAAATTTTGGAGCAGACAATCAAGCCCCGCAGATGTTTTCATTATTGGGGCGTACTGTTTCAAATCACAGGGCGTTGTTAAACTCAAAAGTTAGGTACACATCAGGGTCGAGAATTGACGGTCTGGAAGGTGCAATTAATAATGAGGGCAGCGACTTAAAAACAATTGTCAGTAGATTAATGTACGATGAATTTAGCACAGGCAATACTTTTATTGACATAGTAACTGACAGCCGAAAATCATTTTTACAATTATACCATGTTGACTCCACAAAAGGCAGAATAGGAAAAGATTTAGACAGGGTATTTTTTCACCCGACTTGGAAAAATGTAACACTTCATTCACCCGATATTATAGAGCGTCCCATATACCCAAACTTTGTTGAGGAGGACGGATTAATGCGGTCTGTAATTTGGAAAAAGCAATACGAACCCGAGTTTATAAATGGTATTCCTACCTGGTATGCTGGATTAAGAACAGCGGTTATAAGTGGATTAGTTGACGAGTCTAACAAATCCGATTTAGAAAACAGCCATGCAATAAGTGGAATGTTATTTATACCAAATGTTTCAGACACCGAAGCAAAAGAATTAAGCGACAAAATACAGGCAGAGGACACAGGAGCAGAAAATCACGGCAAGTTAAAAATTGGTTATTATAACGGGGACACAGGAATAAAACCAGAGTTAATCGACTTTCGTAAAGAGGTTGAGGGTAATTATGTAAATTTAAAAGACGTTACCAACAACCAATTGGTTATGATTCATTCATGGTATCGAAGTTTGGCAGGCTATCAGGACGCAACAGGCTTTGACACCAACAGAATAAACGATGAATATAAAGTGGCTCTATCGAGTTCAATACTCCCGAAGCAAGCTGAATACACAAAAGTACTGAACGGCTTACTGGGGGACTTTAAATACGGGGAAATCGAATTTATTAACGAGTCCCCGACAGAGGAAATAAGCGACAACGATTTAATGACAGTTTGGGAAATGAGAGAATCAAGGGGAATGTCATTTGACAAGTTAGACCCCGCACAACAAATATTAATTTATCAACTCAAGAAATAATGTTAATTAGCCAGACAGATTTAATAGCAATTGCCTTTAACAGGGGAATAGATGCTGACAGGATTATGGATTCTGATATTAATGTTGCGCAATGGAAATATATACGCCCCGCATTGACAGATGACCTATATACGGATTTGATTAATAACCTATCGGATTACGACGGGTTAATGGAATATGTCAAACCCGCTTTAGCATATTATGTGAAATTTATATCATTTGAGGAACTGGCATTTGAATTTTCAAACAGGGGAGTATTTCAATTAACATCACAGGACGCAAACGGGGTTACAGATACACAGCGGGCGAAGTATAAAGAAAGCATATTAATAAAAGCCAACGAATTAATGAGTGTGGCGATTAATTATTGTGTTCAACAGGACTTGGAGGAATACAATCGGTCGGATGCTTTAGCCCCCCGAATAGTGGGCGGGTTTTTAGTTGAGCGATTAACTGGCGAGGTGGTAAATACAGACCCAGACAATCCGAGTACAGCCAATTCAGCAAGAGTTTGGTACGTTGACGATACAATTTATTTACAGGAAAAGATTGCAGGAGTTTGGACTAATACAGGAACACAATGGGACGTCTAATAACAATCATATTAATACTAATTTCATTTGTAGGCTATTCACAAACTTACTCAATGAAAGACAGCCGTTCAGGTGATATCGTTCAGCGGATAATACAAACCACCAAAGCAAGCGGGATAGTAAAATATTTATTAATAACAGGAACTGACACCGCTGAAATACGTTGGAATGGAACAAAGTTATTAATTGGTGGATATAATTTAGCTGATAGTATTGATTTAACCACCGACTCAATTGCAAAACATCGAATTGATATAAATAGTAACACCACAGACAAAGTTAATAATTTAGTTAAAACGGCTGTAAGTTACACCCCGACAGATTCGGATGATTACATTATTTTTACCAATACGGCATCGGGAAACGACACTTGTTTTTTAACAGGATTAGAAACGGGGAAAGTATTAACAATTTTAATTGGTGATGGCACAAATGATGTGGTAATTAATGCCACTACATTAACAGAAAACGGACTAACAAATATAACAAATTACAGCCTACAAAATTACGTGAGAAGCGCAATCGTTATTCACGAGGGGGCAGAAGTTTATCACATTATGGTAATAGCAAACTAATACAGATATGAAAAAAATAATTTTAATTTTAGCAATTTTCGCAAGCATAGGTCTTGCAGCGCAGGGAACTTTAGTACAGGATAATATGATATTGAGGACTATTCCACAATACGATATTTCAAACGGTACTTCGGAATGGGTAATTGATTTAAGAAACCCACAAAACTCGGCAAAGTGGGGAGTACAATTTGTATTTTCTGCATCGGCTGACACAGTTGATGGAGTTTTAGCAGTTTGGCAAAGTATGGATTTAGGAAGTAATTATGCTCCATATCCTAACATGGCGAGTGCGGTTATTACATCAGATACTACAATCACATTTGATGATAAATATACGGTTTATGACAATATAAAAATCATATATACCGAAACGACTGCAAGCGGTGGAACGATTGACATAAATGAGAGGCTAATTACAAACCCAAATAAATAAAAAAGATATGAAAAAATTAATAATAATATTAGCAATACTGATGCCTTTTTGGGTATTGGCACAAAACAGACCTTTGGTAGATGCCGAAACCTTTATGGGTAGAGATACGAGTTATTTTGTAAACACCTTAACAGCACAGAACGCCTACGGTGTCAAAACATGGATGGCAAATCCAATATTTCAGAACGCAACACCAATAATAAATCTTAAAGATTTAAACGCAACTGACTTAGATATAAATGCAACAATAAATGTAAATGCAACAGATGTAGGAAGTGGATCAGAGGACATAGATTTTTCAATTTACCAACAAGTTGCAGGCGCATTACTAAGAACATTATTTTTTGATGCTGATGTAGGATTATGGTTTTATCCATTAGGAGAAACAACGGCTCCTGTATCAATAACAACAGGTGGTAATTTAAACATGGGTGCTACAGGTATTGATGATCTGCAACCAAGTTTTAATATGTGGGCTGATGCCGATAGCGATGCAGGTGGTGATACAGATGAAACATTAACAGTTACATTAACACCGAATGCAGACCCGACATTGGCGACATGGAATTGGACTAATACACAGTCGGCAGGATATGTATTTGACGATTATGTAAGTTCAAATCCAACACCAACAGCGGGCGACCATTTAACAAATAAAACATATGTGGATGCTTTGGTAACGGCACAGGATTTAGACTTTGCGGGTGATGCAGGAACGGGAGCGGTTGATTTAGATTCGCAGACTTTTACACTTGCGGGAACAGCAAACGAGGTTAACACTTCGGCAGGCTCGCAGACTATTACTATCGGATTACCTGACGATGTAACTATTGCAGGGGCATTAACAACCGTTGGAACTTTAGATGTTCAAAATACAATGACATTGGGAAACGATGTAGCAAATATAAGCGGACAAATTAATTTTATTGCAAGCGATAACGATTTAGGAAATGTGGCAATTAATACGAGCGACCAATTAGTATTTACAGATTTTAGCGGAGGCGTTGATGTTGACGGAGATTTCACAGCCAGTACAATAGCAAGCGATGGACTATTAACAATTGGTGGAGCGGCTACGATAGTAACAAGCGGAACAATCTTAAACGGCTCAGATAGTTTAGTCGATGCAGATGCTGTTTATAATTACACAAACGATTCAGTTACAGCATTACGCACCGATGTAAACACCAACACAGCCGCAATAATCGAACTTCAACTCTCACAAGGAGTAACATGGAATTCAGCAAATGACGAATATACACGGCTCGGCTCACTTGTAGGCATAGCAACAAGCGTAAGCGCAGGCGATGATTATTTACCAATTCAAAGCGACATGAAACGCTGCTTATTGGCAGATGATGGCACAGTTAATTATTACATTGATGCCACCAACCCCATTATGAAAGATGGCACAACTGTAACAATTTCCGACACAACCGATGCAACTACTGCTAATAAATTAGTGGATAGTGGAGCAGACTTTGTTACCGATGGAATAGCAGCAGGGCAATTTGCCTACAACTCAACCGACGACACTTATAGCATTATAACAGCCGTTGACGATCTTAACACACTATCTCTCGAACGTGATATTTTCGTTTCAGGTGAACTTTATGATATAGGTACAGCAAATTTCGGCGGTGCTGATGGTCAAGTGATGGTTGAAACGCCTAAATTCTATTTTAATCACACGTTAGTATCAACAACAAATAGCTGGTATATCTCAAAATACGACCTACCCGGTTATGAATTACACCCAGCTTTTTGGAAAGATGGACAGCAAGTTGACTATAGATATATGAGCGCATTTGAGGGCGGCATGTACGATGCAAGCACAGGTACGATGTGTGCAAAAGCAAGCATACCTAGCAGTATTTACGCAAGTGGCGATAAAATGACTTCTGTAGCAGGAACATGGGCTAAAACAAACGAAACTCGTACCGAATATCGAGCAATGGCAGCCGAAAGAGGTACAGGATTTAGGCAGTTAGATTATTACCTACATAGTGCTGTACAACTTTTATATTTAGTTGAATATGCTGATTTTAATTCACAAACAATGATAGGAGGCGGACGTACTGCATTAAGTGGCGGCGGATGGACTGCCGACAGCTATATAGGATTAACAGGTTTAAGTATAGGAGACGGCAACGGCACTAACTCTGTAAGCAATGGTGGTGTTAATTATGCAACCGATTATATGACATACCGTGGCATAGAAAATCTATTTGGTAACGTTTATAAAATGTTAGATGGTATTGTGTGGGATGGAAGATGGACAAGTGCAGGAGCAGCAATACCTGTATATGTAACCAACAACTCAACATATTTTGCTGATGAATCAAGTGCTAATATGCAGCATTTAGTAGATGCAAGTTATATTACAGGAAATTGGGATTATACAGGCAATATTGAAAATGTAACAGGATTTATTCCTAGTGCAAGAGGAGGAACTGCAACAGAAGATATATGCGATGCTTATTACCAATATGCCTCAACAGGTGCAGGTGATAGAAATTATTTTCGGGTGGTTTTGGTTTCTGGTACTGCGGCTCACGGTTCTAAGGCTGGCGTGTTCATCGTGAATGCGACTAACGCTTGGTCGGATGCGGCTGCGGCTTGTGGCGCTCGGTTATGCTATTA